AAGAATGACTATAAGTATGATCCTGACAGCTATGATCCTGTAGAGGATGGACATGGGATGTCAATTGTCTCCCAGAACGGCCCGTATTATGCGGCGGTAAATACAAAATCGACCGTGCCGGACGGACATGATGCACCGGGGATGGGGGACAGAGAAGCTTTTTCCTCTTTTTCCAGTATCGCCAGATCTTATGACAAGGATCCGGAAACGGCAACAACGATTGATAATCGGGAGGAGTCCGCCTGCATAAGCGGTACGTCTACAAAATATTCCAATGGATCTTATGCCTCAGAGATCACGCTAAATGCATCTGGAATCGGGAACGGAGCGGCTCAAATTCAGTTAACCGATCATAGCGCGTCAAATGACGGAATTAACTTTCCAACAATTTCAATGAATGTAGGGAAAAGCAGTATTGGAGCAGAACTTAAAATTTTTGAGGACCATGTTGATGTGAGGGGGGATTTCAATGTAAGCAGAAACGTTAAAGTTAAAGGAGATATTATTTCTGATAGCAATATGCAAGTTGCTTACGACCTGATTATGTCAAATAATCTTGGCAAATTCATCTTGTCAACATCCGAATTTACAGAAAACCATGAGACACATGGCGCGCTTCGACACAAAAACGGTATTGTTGTTGTTGGAGAAGATCTCGAAAATTATAAGCCTGTGTATGCTTCAGATTTTGTCAATTCGTCATCTAGAGTGGCGAAGGAAAATATCAAAGATGAAACGGAAGAGTCCGCAAGAAGGCTCTTAGATTTAAGGATTGTGTCTTATGACTATAAAGAAGGTTTTGTTGATGAAAAGAGCCGGCATAACAACAGAGGTGTGATTGCTGAAGAAGTCGTTGAGATTATGCCGGAAACAGTAAGAATCCCGGATGGATGGGACGAAGCCGCCTATGAGGGCGGTATTTTTGTGCCATCTGTAGATTACACGAAATTCATCCCGGATCTCATTAAGATGGTGCAACTCCAGGAAGACGAGATTAAGTCCTTGCGAAAAGAACTGGAGTTATTAAAGACCGAGAAAGGAGGTGATGAAAATGATTGAACCTACAATTGCCATTTCTTTAGGAGCGTTAGTCTGTTCACTCGTATTTGGGGCAATTACCGCTGTACATAATAACGGGGGAGACATCCGGCAACAAATCGAGCAAGCAAAATCGGAAGCTGCAAGAAGTGCAAAAATCGAGACGGCGCTCCAAGGAATACAAAGTGATACAAAGGAGATCCGGGAGGACCAAAAAGTGTTTCGAGACGCTGTTGCGGATCTAAATCAAAAAATGTTGTCGGTTGAGCAGTCTGTAAAATCTGCCCACCACAGGATTGATGAGATTGTCCATAAGGACGGAGACAGAAAGGAGAAAAATCATGATTAACTGGAAGGTAAGAGTAAAGAGTAAGGCATTTTGGGTGGCTATCATCCCGGCAATCCTTTTGCTTGTGCAGGTAGTGGCTGCGGTTTTTGGCTATGCTTTGGATCTTGGAGATCTGGGAAATCGCCTGCTTGCGGTTGTCAACGCCGTTTTTGCGGTGCTCGCCATCCTTGGCGTAGTCGTAGACCCGACCACCGCAGGCGTGGCTGACAGCGCACGGGCGATGGGATACACAACGCCTGTACATAGCGATACAGACAAGACAGAGAGAGAGGTGGAGTGATGGCAGACATCATAAGACAGATCAGCGAGTACAACCACTCAAGTCGATACGGCGAGAGCATCATCGGTATTGTAATCCACTACACAAGCAATTACACGGATACTGCAAGAGCCAACGCCCACTATTTTTGCGAGGCAGACCGGGGAGCGTCCGCTCACTACTTTGTGGATGAGACATCCATCTATCAGGTAGTCGAGGATAGCAACGCCGCTTGGGCAGTTGGACGCAAGTACGGTGATGCCCGCCTGTGGGGGAGATTTACCAATCTTAACACGATCTCGGTTGAGATGTGCTCCTCTGGCGGCAGGATTGCGGACGCAACCATGCGAAACACGGCTGATCTGGTGCGGGCCCTTTTGGCCAAGTATGGCCTTGGTCTTGGCAGTGTGGTAAGGCACTGGGATATCTGTGCTAAGAGATGCCCGGGCTGGGATGGCTGGCTCCCCGGTGACGAGAGCCAGTGGAATCGCCTCAAGGAGATGATCAGCGGTGGCTCCGTGGATGCAGGCCAGGCTCCTGCACAGACCGTACAGGCCACTCCGGATACATGGATCCAGGTATATACCGCAGAGCACGGATGGCATCCGGCAGTCAAGAATCTGGACGACTATGCAGGCTGGGGCGGTTGGCACATCAAGGCGATTGCGGTCAAAGCGTCCTCCGGGAAGCTAACCTATCGCGTCCACGTCAAGGGCGGCGGGTGGTATCCAACCGTGACCGGGTTTGATATCAATGACTTTAACAACGGTTATGCCGGGGATTGCAAGCGTGACATCGACGGTATCCAGATCTACTATGACACTGATCTGGCCCAGACCGGGGGACACTACTTCCAGGCACGCTATCAGGTGCAGACGGAGCAGGGCGGGCATTTCCTGCCGACTGTGATTGATACAGATTGGGCAGATGGTGACGGAAAAAGCACGGCCGGCACTTTTGGGCAAGCGATTACAAAGATATACTTCCATCTTGGATGATTTCAGGGTCTCCTCCGGGAGGCCCTTATTTTTGTGCGCAAAAATAGCCCCCGGCGAAAACCGGGAGCAGTTCAAAGGTACTCACACAAAGGAAAGTACACACACAGTATAACACAAATTTTCTTAAAAAACTTTTGAAAAAGGTGTTGACATGTTGTGACGCGTTGTGATAAGATACAGTCACAGGCAAGGGGATAGCGCAAACGCCTTCCCAAGCCGAAAAAATTTTAATCTTCTACGTAGTGACAAATCACTACAGACAAAAGGAGGAAAAGAAAATGGAAATTACAATTCGTAAATCTCTCACGTTTGAAGAGCTTCTGGAAGCCTCGTGGAGCGGGGCGCGGGACGTACTGAACCGTGTGCAGGAAGCGGGACGGGAAGCAGAAGCGATGGAGATCATCGTAGAGGTTTTCGAAACAGAGGAAATTATCCCGACGGAAACGCAGGTTAACGATTTCATCTGGTTCGAGCTACCGGATGAAATGAACCTCTACGGCGACGTAGAGGACGACGAATAAATCCCTTGTGTCTCCTAGCCCGGGACTAGCCGCCGCGCTAGTCCTAGGCGGGACAAAGACAAAAATAGTAGTAGGTACTAATTTTCTAGGAGGATGATGAAAATGATGAAGTCATTGGAAAAACTCATCGCAAGCAAGACGAACGCCCGAGTAGGGAGTCACGCGGTGATGTTCTGTGACATTCCGCATAACGGTGCAGCCTTGCGAATCCTACACATCATGCAGGGCGCAACGCGGGCTTTCTCCTACCATGATAATTTCATCTGCCACGTGGACGACACGCGGCGCCGCGTATATCTCACAAATTGCGGGTGGGGCACATCTAGCACCACGCGGGCACTCAACGACTACAAGCGTTATTTCGTGAATGAATGCGGATATATGGAAGTCAAGGATATCTAAGAGGTAAGTAGGGACTAAGGGCGGCACAAGAAGCAGCCGCTCTAACCCTAGACACAACAAGGAGGAAAAAAACATGGAGTTAATCAGAACAATTCGCGGTATCAAATGCCGGTACAGTCACACAAGCCTTAAACAAGGCTATGTAAGCCGCGTAAAACCCAACCCGGAACATCCCACCTCTAAAGGCTACTACGAGCCCTATTCCGGCCGCTTCGGGGAAGGCTTCGCAGAAATGGAACCCAACTGGAACAGTACGTACTACTGTTACATATCCTACTGGATAGCGATTTAGGAGAGGTACATCAGAGCCTGAAAGCGTCCTAGGACGTTCCATGGCACTCATGGCAGCGGTTTTTGGACGCTTTCGCTCTCATGGTAGTTTTGCAAGTTTTGTGTCTAGCCCGTAAAATATGGGCACAGACGTTCCAAGAATAGATGTTCTGGTTTTATAGGAGGAATGCAACCATGAAGAACTACTTGAACGACCTCGAAAAAGATGTACTTGAACGCATGATTGACGCACTGGGCGACCTCGAAGGACGCGACGGATACGTTTCAGACCTCGCCTTCACACTGTTTGAAGGTGCGAACATGGATGGAACACTAACCTACAGCACCTACGAGGCAGAGGGGTGGATCGCCGCCTATTTCCATGAAATAGCGGATGTGGCAGAGGGCATGGCAGCAGACTGGGGCATTACGCCGAACCCCTTCGCAAATCCCGAAGTATTCATGTTGCAGGTAGTCATATACATCGCAGAGCAGCTTGTCTATGAGAGCGCTTATCTGCAGCGTGGACGTGATGAGGAGGAGATCGACGCAATCACCTATGATGAGGAGACAATCGCCCTCATCCGGCGCGAATGGGAAGAAGTGCTGAACGGCTAGGAACAGTGAAGGGAGGGGCGCAAGCTCCTTGTGTCTCCTCCATGATCGAGGAAATTAGGACTTGCTACTAAAAAGGAGAATGCAGCTATGAACAATATTTCACTCTCATTCAGCCGTTCGATACTACGTCACATCAAATGTGCAAATGACACGTGGTCTACGAGCCGGACGCCCTATTTCAATAATGTTTCCCTCAACATTGATGGAAATAACGTCTATGTGTTGGGAAGCCGTGGACGCAAATACATCACAGTCAAGGAAAGCCCGCGTGGTGTAGGTGCACCTCTGTTGGGATTACGTGGGAAGTATACCGTTGTCGTTGGAGGGATATACCCGCGACAATCCGGATTGGAAGCCCTAGCAACATTCTTATTTGACGACAAACGAAACGATGTATTGGAAAATTTGTTGGAAATGATCGTGTTTAGAATAGCAAAAACGGCACAGATCGACGAACCGGACGTATACATTGGGTAGAACGTAGAGAAGAGAGGAGACATAAACCTTGTGTCTCCTCCAACACAAGACAAACCAAGTAGGAAAAATCATGTCACCAATCACAGCCGCAAACCTCACCAGTGCTTTTCCGTACATCATCCAAGTACCGGAAGAAGCGAACAGCTTGCTTTTTGCGGGCAAGAAGATGAATTTCTACCTCACGCGCCACGAAGCGTCGAGCGTCTACGTGGTAGATGGCTTTATCGCTATCCTCGCATATGACAAGAAGATCAAGGGCGCATATCACGTAACGCGCGATTTGTGGGAAAACGTCAAGCACGAAGAAAGATGTCACAGCGCTGAAAGTGCTATCCAAAAGCTCTGTTTTGAAGGCGTTCGTCTCATCCAGATCACGCAGTACAACAAATAGTTCTAGGAGGTAAACACTATGTCTACTATACATACTTATACGCCTGTATGGTTGAAAAAATATTTTGACACTGATGAGGTCGAATATGCGCGTGTGCCTGTAATTACAAGAGAATGTACAGCACGCGGACGTATCAATAATATGTGCTGCCTCACGCAGCCGTTCAGAACATTTGAAGAAGCACAAAAGTATCTGCTCGAACATCTTTGCTATTCCCGTGTATTCCAATTAAAGGATGAGCACGTCGACTGTTATGAGGTCTGGGAATTTGCGGTCTTAACAGACAAAGGGCTCCTCGGATTCATGCCGGGGGATGTGGATGAATTTGCAGCAACACAGAAAACTACTCCACTTTGGGTAAGAGTTCGTAACAAAGAAATTTTGAAAGAAATGCAAATGCGCAATAGAAAATAGTCCATTTGTCCTAGAGAAGGGAGGTGATGCCACTAGCTCTATATTTTATATCCAATAATTAGAACGTATGTGCTAATTATCTAGGTGGGACACAAGAAAAGGGAAGAACTGATAAACAAACAGATGTTTGAAAGGAGACAAACAGCATGGAGGACTACCAAGCATATAAAGTCAAGTACGGCGAATTATTTGACGCTCAAATCCTGCTGGAAGATGAAGCCAAGAGCATGGCAGAAGAGCGGATGCGCCTAGCACTGGAAGAAGTCCGGCGCAACGGTGAAGCAGGAGAAGGAAAACTAGCAGGACGCTTTATTGAAAGTGCATGGCAGACCTGCCGGACAAACATCGCCGCGCTACTTGCTAGTGCTTCTAAGCCTAATAAGACAATCCAAGGCCTCTGGGTTGCGCCGATGAAAGACCTCATCCGCATTTACCAAGGAAAGCCGGGGGAGCTTGAAAATCTACTTGTCTTAACGAGCCTAAGCGTCACGATTAGCATGGTTATGTTTCCTAGTGCGCCTTACAAGAAAACCGTATCCAATATTGCAGGGCTGATAGGGAATGCAATTAGGCAGGAGGCCGAGATCGAATCCTTTTTTGTCTGGTCGGCAGCAAAAGGAGATGTAAAAGATAGCTGGCTGCGTAACTCCATGGATAACGGAATTGCAAAGCGTGTGCGCTCCTCTTATCGCATCGCCTATGCGGTGCATCGGATGCACGCACAGGGTTATAACGGGCTGAAATGGGGCAAACAAAGCTGCGTCGCATTCGGGGCTAAAATTCTTGAAATGGTTATCAAGGGAAGTGCCTACTTTGAGATGGTCGATCAATACATAGACAAAAAGAAAATCAAAAGCCTCGTAGCTAGTAAGTGGTTTGAAAAGGCGTGGGAAAACAATGAAAATCGCCTAGTAGAGACAGCGATAAAGTACACGCCGACGATTATCCCGCCTAAATCGTGGACAACGCCTTATGACGGCGGCTACTACGGGGCGGCGACGCTAGGCGTGCATCTTATCCGACTGAAAGAAGTCGTGCAGACAAAAGAACTGCGAGAGTACACGCGAAAGCTGGGCGCGGTAGACCTAACGAACATCTACAACGTACTAAACCACATGCAGGAGACGCCTTTTATTATCAACAAGCGCATCCTGCAAATCCTGAAAGAGATATACGCGAGCGGTGGCGAGCTGGGTGGCATCCCTAGGACAACACCTTATGCGACGCTACCAAAGCTGCCGGATGATGTGGACATGGACGTACTGAAAGAGCACAAGAGGAAGCAAGTAGCTATCCACTTGCAGGAATCGGCACGCAAGAGCCGCGCATTACGCGCCTACATCGCACTCAAAACTGCAGAAAAATTTGCGGAATACGAAAAGATTTACTTCCCGTGGAACATAGACTATAGAGGCAGATGCTATCCAATCCCGACGGCGATAAGCCCGCAAGGAGACGACATACAAAAAGCCTTGCTGCTGTTCGCAGAACCGTCGCCGTTGGCGTCGGATGCAGACACAAAATGGTTAGCCATTCATGGCGCGAACCTTGCCGGACGTGACAAGCTGCCATTCGCGGGGCGTGTCGCGTGGATAGAGGAGCACGAGGAGCAGATCAAGGCAAGTGCAGCAGACCCTCTTAGCTACACATGGTGGGATGAGGTCGCAAAGAACGACTATCCGATGGAGTTCCTTAGTTTTTGTCTTGAGTGGACGCGCCTCTGCGCGTACAAAGACGAGCACGGGACAGCCGCAGGATTCGTGACAGGGCTGCCGATTGCGTTCGACGGGACATGTTCCGGATTGCAGCACTTTTCCGGACTGCTCAGAGACGAGATCGGCGGCGCAGCTGTCAACCTCCTACCAAGTGACAATGTGCAGGATATTTATAGCATCGTTGCAGACAAGGTCAATACAGTATTGCTCAAAGACGCGCAGAGCGGCACAACAGACGGATATAAATATGACAAACAAGGGAATGTTGTCAACGACCAAGAAGGAAAGCCGCGCATCGTCTACGGGACAAAAATTCTAGCGCAGAATTGGATATCCTTTAACAGACTAAAGTATTCGCAGGACGGCATCACGCGCAAGGTGTGCAAGAGGAGCGTCATGACGCTCGCCTATGGCAGCAAGCTCTACGGATTTAAGGAGAATCTGCTGAGTGACATCATTAAACCTTTTGTCTTAGAGCACCCAGACACGAATCCCTTTGTGTCTCCCATCCAAGCGGCGACATACATGGCACGCCTTATATGGCAGGCCGTAGGAACGACGGTAGTTAAGGCAGTAGAGGGCATGGCGTGGCTGCAAAAGGTAGCAGAGCTGATCTGCAAAGAGGGGCACGTCGTCACATGGACAACGCCGAACGGAATACCCGTGCAGCAAAACTATATGTGTCTTACGCAGGAAGTGATGAAGCTTCGGTTCAACCGTGCCCGTGTACGTTTCTACACGCAAGTGGAACAGGAAGGAGTGGTAGACACAAGGAGACAGGCACAAGGCATCTCCCCGAACTTTATTCATAGCATGGACGCAGCGCATTTACAGCGTGTTGTCAATGCAGAGTATAGTAAAGGCAATACAAACTTCATGATGATTCATGATAGTTTTGGGACGGATGCAGCACACGCAGGGCAGTTATTCAAGACCATCCGCGAGGAGTTCGTCGGACTTTACAAAGACCAGAACTACCTTCAGGACTTCTTGGAGCAGGTTAGCTATCTCATCAACGATGACGACATGGATAAGATTCCAAAGATTCCTAGTTTTGGGACACTTGACCTTGAAGAAGTCAAGAAGTCGGACTTCTGTTTTGCATAAGACAAGGCACAAAAAGAGCAGGGCTTACGTCCTGCTTTTCTTGCTTTTTATATTATGTGTAAAACTATGCTCATAAAAATTGAAATATATGTGCATAAAATCTTGACAAACATACACACATTTGTTATCTTAGAATGAGAAAGGAGGTGCCGATTATGGCACGCAAGAATGTATACATGAACGAGGCACTCACAGAACTCGAAAAGGAGCTGAAAGGAACAGAGACAACATTTTCCTCCCGTCTTGGAGAGATTGTGGGACGTTACAAAATGCTTCTTGACTTAGAAAAAATACCCCAGTTAAACCCTATAGAGGAGGATATTATGCATGAAGTCATCTGGGGGAATGTTATTGATAAACGGAGGCTAAGAGGCCTTCATCTTGATGTATTAGATGCTGCAACGGGGACTTTGCAGGAACGTGAAGTCCTAAGTAAAAAAATCGACACACTTTCAATCGGGCAACGCCTGAAATTGATTGAACAAATGAATCACATCTAAGAAAATAAAAGAGCAAGGATATAAGTGTCCTTGCTTTTTTAATACTATTTTTAGGTGGGACAGGAGAAAGAGGAGGAAAACGCTTAGACAGCCTATAGACATCCTAAAGACTGCCTATAGACATACTACGTCTGCGCTCTCTTAAAACATAAAACCAAAAGACTTATATAAATAATATATATATATATACTATAAGCTCTTATATAAAACTATAGGTTTTGTGTCTTTCAGCAGCGAAGCTGCGCCTTATCTTTAACCAAGTCTTTCGGCCGTCATTGACGGCTTATTTTTTTTTTTGTCTTACCGAAAGGAGAATCACGTATGCCCAAACCGAGAACACCCATCAGCCTAGGCGTCAAACGCCTCCATCCCGACGCCATCCTGCCCGAGCGCAAGACAGAAGGCGCAGCTTGCTTTGACCTATGTGCCTTGGAGGACGCCTACATCCCGCCGATCAACGCACAGGAGAGCGCACACCTCGTACGCACAGGCCTTGCTTTTGACATTCCTCAGGGATACCACATCAGCATCTACCTGCGCTCCTCCACAGGACTGTATACCAAGCTGCGTCTTGCCAACCAGACGGGCATCATCGACAGCGACTATCGCGGCGAGGTACAGCTCATCGTGGAGAATCTGGGGCGCACACCTATCCGCATCGCCAAGGGCGCACGCATCGCCCAGTTCCTTATCGAGCGTGACCTGCCCGTCGCTCTCACCGAGGTTAAGACACTCAGCGAGACAGCGCGCGGCGCATCACCATCAGGCAGCACAGGGAGGGACATCTGATATGGCAGCTTATGACGAGCATTACAAGGGCGCAGTCCAGCCTATCGAGCTCATGCGGGCGCAGATGAGCAAGGAAGAGTTCATGGGATTCCTGCGCGGCAACATCATCAAGTACGCATCGCGGTGCGGAAAGAAAGACGGCATCATCAAGGAGACAGCAAAGCTCCTTCAGTACGCCGTGTGGCTGCACCAGACCGCCAAGAACGAGAAACTCAAAATCGACTGAAACAATACACTGATTCGCTATTCTTTTGACTCCCGAGGGCAAAGCCCGCCACGCCTAGAGCCACAAGGGATTCCATAGGTGGGACACGAGAAAGAGGAAGAAAACGCCTTCCGCGAATCAATAAACCATTCACACACAGAAAGGACAAACACATCATGGCAAAGACAACCTACCGCAAGGGCACGACCGCCGTCGGCACATTCAACTTCCCGCACCTCTTGGAGACCGAGCAGTTCCAAGGCAAGGACACGGGGCGATTCGCCGTCTCCTTCGCACCGGACGACGACAAGGAACGCCAGCGGCTCCTTGCAGAGATCGACGAGGAGTGGCAGAAGTACAAAGAATCCGACGAGGGCAAGAAGCACAAGTACAAGTACGACTATGCCAATGGCACAACCACGTACAAAGACGAGGAGTTCTTCAAGTACAAAATGACCCGCAGCATCAACACACGCAATCGCGGCGAGTGGGTGCGCCGTGTGCCCATCTTCGACGCAGCAGGGCATGAGATTGGCGCAGAGCTCAAAAGCATCGGCAGCGGCACGCGTGGGCGCGTCGCCTATGAACTCGTGCCCTTCTACATGAACGACAAGAACTATGGCATCAGCCTCCGGCTCACAGGCGTGCAGATCATCGACCTCAAAGAGAGTGGGACAGCATCGGCATCCTCCCTTGGTTTTGGACAGGAGGAGGGATACACCTTCAGTCCGCAGGAGGACAGCGACACCACGCTTGACGTGTCCGGCATCGGCGAGGAGGAGTTCTGAGAGGGCTGCGTGGGGGGCGGTACAGCTATCGCCCTTCCCACGGACATCGCTCCGGCCTAGAGGACAACATCGCCGCGCAGATCAAGGCACAGGGCATCGCCGAGGTCTATGAGCAGCGGCAGATACAGTACATTATCCCCGCGAGTGACCACGTCTACACGCCCGACTTCATCCTGCCCAACGGCATCATCATCGAGGCAAAGGGACTGTTTGAACTGAGCGACCGCAAAAAGCACCTGCTCATCAAAGACCAGTACCCGCACCTTGACATACGTTTTGTCTTTCAGAACCCGAAGCACAAACTCTACAAAGGCAGCACTACGACATACGCGGACTGGTGCAACAAACACGGCTTTGAATACGCCGCCAAACTCATCCCCGCGTCGTGGTTCAAAGCCCGTAAGAAAGACACCACCGGACTGATCGCCAAAACAAAGAAAGAGAAGTGATACACATGTTGACATTCAAGGAGCGTGATGCAACCACAGGAATCCGCGTCACATATACCAAGGCAGACATCCCGCTCAAAGAGTACACCAAACACGTCATGCGGCAGGGATGGTTCAGCGTCGGCTACCACTACCTCATTCATCCCGACGGGCGCATGGAGGTCGGCATCCCCGCATCCCAGCACGCAGACCCCGCCATCGACGGCTGGCAGGACAGCGTATGCGTCCTCCTGATGGGCGTCGCGGACGGCGAGCGCACCGCCTTGCAGCGGGCAGCCTTAGACACACTCAGCCGCGAGCACAACGTCCCCGTAGAGGCCGATCAATGATCGCCCACCTCCCGTGCCCGGATTGCGGGAGCAGCGACGGCATGACCGACTATGGCGACCACACCTACTGTTTTGTTTGCGAGAAATGGACAAAGACAGGGGAGAGCAAAAGGAGCATGGCGATGCACAAAGGCCTCATCCCAATGGGCGACATGGAATATCGCGCCCTCAGAGCACGTGGCATCCATGAGGACACCTGCCGTAAATACCGCTACACATGCAGCAAAGACACGAACGGCAGCCCCATCCAAGTCGCAGAATACGTCGGTGACGATGGGCGCGTCCTCTTTCAGAAAACCCGTGACAAAGACAAAAACTTTTGTGTCTTAGGCGCGAAAGCGCAGCGATTCTTCGGGCAGAACCTCTACCCAAGTGGTAAAAAACTCATCGTCACCGAGGGCGAGATCGACTGCCTCACCGTCTCACAGGTGCAGGACAACAAATACCCTGTTGTCTCCATCCCATTCGGCTGCCAAAGCGCACACAAAGTATTCAAGGCAAACCTTGATTGGCTGCTTGGCTTCGAGGAAGTCATCGTCATGTTCGACAGCGACGAGGTAGGACAGAAAGCCATTGAAAAACTCAGCGGCCTCCTGCCCCTTGGGCGCATGAAAGTCGCACGCCTCCCGCTCAAAGACCCAAACGAATGCCTGCTTTCCGGACACCCGGACTACATCATTCGTGCCATCTGGAACGCCGACGACTACCGCCCCGATGGCATCATGAACGCCAAAGACATGCAGGACATCCTGCTCAAAGAGGGCGACGACCTAAAGGGCTACGAGTTTCCATGGGCAGACGACCTCACGCGGCGCACACAGGGCATACGGAAAGGTGAAATGCTCCTGCTCACAGCGGGCAGCGGCATCGGCAAATCCACCATCGCACGCGAGCTTGCCTACACCTTGCACATGAGAGATCACCTGCGCGTCGGCATGGTCATGCTCGAAGAAAGCCCCAAGAAAACCCTGCGTGACCTCATGAGCATCCATCTCAGCCGTCCCCTCCACCTCATGTGGAACGACAAAACAAAGGCAGAGGTCAAAGAGCACTATGGCGAGGTATTCGGAGACGGCGGCTTCCTCCTCTACGATCACTTCGGCAGCATCGAGAGCAACAGACTACTGGACAAAATCCGCTACATGATCGTCGCAGGAGGATGTGACTTTGTTGTCTTAGACCACATCACCATCGCCGTAACCACCATGGAGGACGGCAAGGGCGACGAACGCAGCACCATTGACCGCCTCATGACCGCCCTGCGCAGCCTCGTAGAGGAGACAGGGGCAGGGCTTATCATCATCTCCCACCTCAGAAAAACCGACAGCAAAAGCTGCCCCTTTGAGCAGGGTGGGAGCATCAGCATGGACGACCTCAGAGGGAGCGGCAGCCTAAAGCAGCTTCCCGACACCATCATCGCCGCCGAGCGCAACCAACAGGCAGAGGACGAGGGAGGACGCAACAAACTGCGCTTGCGCTTGCTCAAATGCAGATTCACAGGCGAGACAGGCCTTGCCGACGCCATCTGCTTTGACAAAAAGACCAACCGCCTCCACCCCATTGACCCGCTCGACCCCACAGACACAAAAGGAGAGGAGGACGCATGTCCATTCTAGTCCCGATTGCCTCCACCGGCATTACATTCAACGAAATACCAGATCACACCGCCTACTACTTTGAGATTGGAGGATGCACAAAGAATTGCCCTTACTGTCACAGCCCGCATCTTCGGGGTGGTATGGCACCGAACACGCCCATCACCACAATGGAGAAAAAAGCAGAGAACGCAGCTACGAAGGGGGCAGACGCCATTCTGCTCATGGGAGGGACAACCAACCGACTGCATGAGAGCGACATCATCCAGATGCTACGCCGTCTCAGCGTTATCCTTCCTGTTTGTCTTTATTCCGGTAGTGACGATGCAGAGCGTGACCGCTGTCTTGCAGAGAAGGGCAACGCCACATGGCTCAAGACAGGCAGCTATATAGCGGCACGGGGAGGACTGGACAGCCCCGCAACCAACCAACGCTTTTATCGCATCGACTATCGCTACGCCAAAGATCACAGCGGCGTCTACACAGGTACCGAGGCGGTATTCACAGACCTCACATATCTCTTTCAGAAAGGAGACCCATGAAGAACATCCCACAAGACATTATCGACAACCGTCTCAGCTTCATCGACAGTTACATCGCCGCGCAAAACGCCGCGAGCGGCAGCGAGGTAGACAGCAACGCCAACGTCACCCACAAGACACTTGCCACGCTTGAAGCTGAGTTATACAAACCGCTCACCATCGAACTGAACCGAGCAAAGGTATGTGCAAAGCTCACCGAGCGATTCGGCAAGGACGTCGCCGAGGAATACCGCAAAGACCTCAAAGACCACCTGATCTACGTCCACGACGAGAGCAGCCTCAAACCCTACTGCGCCTCCATCTCCCTCTATCCCTTCATCTTGGAGGGCACAAAGAGCGTCGGCGGCGTCTCGGGCGCACCAAAGAACCTTCAGAGCTTCTGCGGCGGCTTCGTCAACCTCGTCTATCAGATTGCCAGCAACTTCGCAGGGGCAGTCGCAACCGTGGAGTTCCTTCACATGTTCGACTACTTTGCCCGCAAGACCTACGGCAGAGCCTACCTTGAGACAAATCGAAAGGAGATTGAGCAGGAACTTCAGGGCGTCGTCTATGCGCTCAACCAGCCCGCCAGTGCCAGAGGCGACCAGAGCGTATTTTGGAACATCAGCGTCTTTGACAAACCCTACATGGAGGAAATGTTTGGGGGCTTCTACTACCCCGACGGTACACAGGTAGACATGCAGAGCGTCCGCGCCTTGCAGCTTTACTTCATGGAGTGGTTCAGGAAGGAAAGACACAAGGAGCTTCTGACCTTCCCTGTCCTCACAGCGAGCCTCCTCACCACGAAGGATGGCTTTGCCGATCAGGAGTTCCGTGACTACTGCGCAGAGCAGATGAGCAAGGGACACAGCTTTTTTGTCTATATGAGTGACAGCGTGGACAGCCTTGCGTCCTGCTGCCGCCTGAGGAACGAGCTTGCTGACAACACCTTCAGCTACACACTAGGCGCGGGTGGTGTCGTCACAGGCAGTGCACAGGTCATCACCATCAATATGCACCGTCTCGTGCATAGGTATGTCGTTCATCGTGACGTTGAAGCTTTTTCCTTCTATGCCCTTGAGCCTGTGATTCGATATGTGCACCTTTATCTCATAGCCTCCCGTATGGTGTATGAGGATTATATCAAAGCCGGACTGCTCCCTGCCTACAGTGCGGGCTACATGGACATTGACAAGCAGTTTCTCACCATTGGATTGAACGGTGTTGCGGAGGCGGCAGAATATCTTGGGTATAACATCAACAACAATGCAAGATACAAACAGTTTCTTTCCGAGCTGCTCGCTGTATTTAAGGCAGAGAACAAGAAAGCCTTGCAGAAGTACGGCATCCGTTTCAACACCGAGTTCGTCCCAGCGGAGAACCTCGGCGTCAAGAACGCCAAATGGGACAGAGAGGCAGGATTCCCCGCCGAGCGCGACTGCTATAACTCCTACTTCTACCGCGTGGAGGACGACGACCTCACCATCCTTGACAAGATCGAGATGTACGGGAAGGACATCACCGACCACCTCGACGGCGGCAGTGCGCTTCATCTCAACCTTGAGCAACTGCTCAGCTTCACACAGGCAAAGCACATCTTCGACCTTTGCCGGAAGAACGGCGTCCCGTATTGGACAACCAACGTCCTTTGCACCATCTGCGACAAGTGTGGAACGATTGACCCCGTGACACGCAAGCAGTGCAAGACCTGCGGCAATACCGACCTTGACTACGGCACACGCATCATCGGCTACCTGCGTCGTCTCAGCAGCTTCTCTGACGGCAGACAGAAAGAAGCCGACAGACGCTACTACGGCTAAGACAAACAAAGAAAGGAAATGCGATATGTTAATCCTCATCACCCTCTGCGAAAAGATTTGTCTCCTCCTCATCTCCCTTTATACGCGGGTGAACCACCTCCGTAATGGTTACATACGACGTGCCATCTTACTGCGTCGTTGGGAGCTTGATCGGCTGGACAAAGCAGACCTTGCGATGAACCAGAAGCGTCTTATCATCGAGCAGGAGATTGCAGCGCTCAACACTCAGTTCACGAAAGTGTGACATCATGCTCATCTTTGACATTGAGACAGACGGCCTTCTTGACGATACCACGCGGATTCACTGTATTGCTATTCACGACACGGTGACAGGGCAGACCATCGGCTATGGCGCAGGGGACGTAGAGAAAGGTGTGAACCGCCTCAGAGTTGCCCTCAGGCAGGGCAGAGAGATCGCAGGACACAACATCATCGCCTTTGACATTCCTGCGCTGTCTAAAGTCTATCCCGACTTTATTGTCTCCCGCGAGCAGCGCAAGCAGATCATAGACACCCTTGTCCTCAGTCGTCTCATCTACAGCAACCTCGACACCATCGACCTTGGATTGATGCGGAGCGCCCGCCTCCCACGGCGTCTGTATAAGTCCCACAGCCTTCGTGCATGGGGCTATCGTCTCGGCGAGTACAAGGGCGACTATGGCGAGCAGGAGGGGGCATGGGAGCACTACACACCTGAGATGCTCGACTACTGCAAACAGGATGTAAAAGTCAACACCCGTCTTATGGAACGTTTACAGCGGGCAACATACAGCGAACACGCCATCCGCTTGGAGCATGACGTTCAGTGGCTTATGGCACAGCAGGAACGCAACGGCTTTCCCTTTGACAAAGAAGGAGCAGAGCGTCTTGAGTGCACCTTACGGGAGCGACAGGCAGTGCTCAGTGCACAGCTTACCGCAGCTGTCCCGCCCATCCCGGACAAGCTCTTTATCCCCAAGAGAGACAACAAAAAACTGGGCTACAAAAAGGGCGTGCCCATTCAGCGGTACAAAGACTTCAACCCCAACAGCAGGAAGCAGATCGAGTACATCTTTCGCCAGATGCACGGCTACAGTCCTGCGAATCCCGACCTCTATGACGTGGAGGATGATGTGGAGAACTACCTGGACTATCGCCTCAAGATCGACGATGAGACATTCCGCTTCATCAAGGACGACGAGAACGCCCCAGAGGAAGTACGTTATCTTGCGGGCATCATGGAGGAAAGCCTCCTCATCACCAAACGCCTTGGGCAGATCGCCGACGGCACGAACGCGTGGCTAAAGGAAGTAAAACCCGATGGGCGCATCCACGGACACGTCATTACCAATGGCACGGTCAGCGGCAGAGCTGCCCACGCCAGCCCCAACGTCGCCCAAGTCCCCGCCGTAGGCAGTCCCTATGGCAAGGAATGTCGTGCCCTCTTTCATGCAGGAGGATGGACACAGGTCGGCGTTGATGCGTGCGGATTGGAGCTGAGATGCCTTGCACACTATATGTCAATCTACGACGGCGGGAAGTACGCCCATACCATCCTCAACGGCGACATCCACACCATGAATCAACAGGCGGCAGGACTGCCCGAGCGGAATCAGGCAAAGACCTTTAACACTATGGAGGTCTCTAAACTCATTGAAAACGGTGAAACTCTCTCAGTGTAGAGACAATACCGTGCGAAGCGAGGTAATGAAAGGATATGACAAGAGAAGAATACCTCACGATACTCCTTCAAAGTAGTGTCACAAAAGGGAATCCAAGTAAAAATAAACAGACAGCAAAGCCCTCGAAATATCCGCAGGGCTTTTTTCATGCAAAGAAATGCAGACATTGTGGAGTGGAATTTACACCAAAAGCCCCTTCAGAATTATATTGCTCTGACAGGTGCAAGGATTATGCGATTGTAGATAACTACTTGAAGCGTAATTACAGCATTACTATAGAGCAATATCTCGACATGGCAGAGGAACAAGATTACACTTGCGCTATTTGTCATCAAGAGAATTTTGCTATGAGGGACATTCATTCTGGGGCACTTGTTGTAGACCACGATCACAAGACGGGTGCTGTCCGTGGACTTCTCTGTCATAACTGCAACAGAGCATTAGGACTTCTTCAAGATTCTAAAGAGAACCTGATGAACTGTTTGTCTTATCTTGAACGTGTAACGACTATCCCGAAAGGGAGTACCGTCAAGTGACGGGAAGCGGTGAGAGCATTTCGATGCTATGAGATAGTCTACTCTCTATGGCGACATAGAGCAGTTCATAAGAGAACGCGCAGAGATTAACGACCTCTGTGGAATGTAAAAGCATATACGCATTTTTGTATGGCGCAGGAGACGCCAAGATCGGGCGCATCATCAAGGGGGACGCCGCCGACGGAAAAGCCATCAAGCGCAAATTCCTCAAGGCGACACCCGCCATCAAAAGTCTCCGCGACGCCGTACAGAACACCTTGGTAGAGACAGAACGCGGCAAAGTCGTGCGTTGGAAACGCCATTACCTGCGTGGACTTGACGGGCGGATTCTCCATGTACGCAGCCCGCACAGTGCGCTCAACCTGCTCCTACAATCCGCAGGTGCAATTATCTGCAAACAGTGGATAGTCCTCACCGATCAGATGCTCTATGAGCAGGGCTTACGGCATGGATGGGACGGCGACTATGCCTTCATGGCATGGATACACGACGAATTTCAGTGCGCTTGCCGCACCCAAGAAATCGCAGAACTTGTTGTCTCCACGGCGCAAGCCGCCATGCGAAAGACACAAGAGATATTGGGCTTTCGGATGCAGCTTGATACCGAGGGCAAGATTGGAAAGAACTGGGCAGACTGCCACTAGGAGGAATATTTTATGACAAGAGAATTGTATCAGAGAGAATCGCGTCTGTTGGACGAACTAAATAACTTACAGCAAGATATAGGGGCTGTGGAGGTAATTAGAGACTCTGATTCTGCTATGCTTTTGTTGTCTTTACGCAAGACACTCCGCGAGCGTATTAGAGACAGGCGGAGAAAAATTGAAGAAGAATTTGCTGCTTTATGAAAGTGAGGAGCATCATGATTAAGAAAGACCTCAAATGTCCGCAGTGCGGCAAGACACTTCTGCGCCTCTATGGCACCGCCGTCCGTGCCGTCAAGTGTACCTGCGGCTATCGCCTTGACCTCAAAGCAAAGGAATCAGGGAAGGAGGGGAAGGGATGCATACTGTCCTGATAGACAATTGCGCATTAGGAGAGAAAGCAACGCATATACTCTTTTGGGAGGACCCCACACTAACGAGTACGATATTCGCGCTCGTTTACCCCTCTTTAGGCATAGCGCTGGATTCGCTGATGGATTCCCTTCAACTCGCTCAATCCATCCATGATACCTCCGGCCACCTTATTGCCTACACCCACAACGGAAAGGTCGTGATGTGCAGTGCCTAACGTCCACCTCATCGCCAGCACACCTGAACCACTGAGCGTCATTAAGACCGCCATCAGCCAGTGCTACCAGAAAGAGGCGACCGACGCCGCCGTAAAACACATCCTCAAGGCAGGGCATCTTTCTGTCTTAGAGCACGCCAGTGCCAGCTTCCATGTGACGTGCAGTCTCACCGTCCTCTTACAGCTGACGCGGCATCGCCACCTCTCCTTTACTGTAGAGAGCAGCAGAGGCAGTGCACTTTGCGGCATGGAGCGTAGTTATATTGATCGCATCGACCACTACAACCAACAGACCATGGCGTTCTACAACGAGCTGATCTATGGTGGCATCCGTCCTGAGGACGCTGCGTATGTCCTGCCTAAGGCAGCACACTATCGTTTCGTCGTCACAGGAAACTTTCGGGCATGGTATGAATACCTACCGAAACGCCTGTGCAAGCGAGCGAGTAAAGAACACCGGAGACTTGCGCAGCTGCTGCACAACGAGCTGTGCCTCCTCTGCCCCGAAGTCTTTTGTCATGTCAAAGCGAACTGTGCTATGTGCAACGAAAGGAGCTGCGACTTCCATGCCTGATGCACCTGATTACAACAGCACCTACGAACCGGAGGCGAACGCCGCCCGCTATGGGATGTGCGTCAACCCCAAGACATACCATGTTGTGTCAACCCTTGAAAAACTGGGCATGAACCAGACGCGCTTCGGTGCGCCTTACTGCCCTTGCTTGCCGAACCACAGCGAGGACACCATCTGCCCTTGCCGCTATATGCGCGAGATGAAGGCGTGCCGCTGTGGCCTCTACGTCAGAAAGGAAAATGCAGAATGAAGGGAATCCTGAAACTTACCTGCCCGAAATGTGGCGGGAGTGACTTTACCATTACGCGCAACCCTATTTCGTGCATGTATGATGGGCGGTACGACATCACATGCAGCGCATGTAATACAACCGTCGCTGACTTTCCTGCCTACTACTTGGAGAGTAACGAGAGTGGAGACGCAAAGGAGGGAACGTCAGATGGCAATGCTACCCAGAGATCCTGACTTTTATTTCATCTCCTTCCTCTACCTTGGAATCGCGGTACTCCTATGCGGTTAAAGTTTCTTGTGGACGCCGATATGGTCGCCTTTGCCTCCTGCGCTTCAGCCACCCATGAGGCAGAATGGGACAGCGGAATCAGCAGCTACTTTGCCGACTTCGAGGAGGTCAAGGCAAACTTTGTCGAACGCCTCGACAGCATCGTAGAGACAGCCCTAAAGCACCACCAGTACACGGGGGACTATGACATCCTTCTGTGTTTGTCTGACCGTGAGGACAACTTTCGGCGGCGCATCCTGCCCACCTACAAGGCGAACCGCAAAGGGCAGAAACCCCTCTGCTATTGGAAACTGATCGAGTGGATGGAGCAGGAGGGAGAGACATACACACGTCCCTCCTTGGAGGCAGACGACTGCATCGGCATTCTCTCCTCCATGGAGAAGAACAAAGATCAGTGCATCATCCTCAGTGGCGACAAAGACATG